GAACTCGCCGCAGTCGGGCTTCAGCGGCGCGGTGATCGTGCAGGGGCTGTTCTCGTTCCTCGGCGGGATGATCGGCAGCGCGGTGAGCGGCGCGGCCGCAGTGATCACCGGCACGATCAACTTCGTCGGCACGCTGACCGCCAACGGGAAGCGCATCGACGACTCGCACACGCACAACGGCGTCCAGCCCGGCCCGGGTAACAGCGGCAACGTCAACTGAGACACCCATGCGATACCGAAAACTCGACGCTGAAGGCGACTACGTCTTCGGCGGGTCGGCGAACGACTTCCTCGTGAACTCGCCGGACGCCGTCGCGCAGGCCGTGATCACGCGCCTGCGGCTGCTGCGGGGCGAGTGGTTTCTCGATACGACGGTCGGCATGGATTGGCCGGCCGTGATCGGCAAGAACACGCAGGGCACCGCGGATGCGGCGATTCGTGCCTGCATCCTCGGCACGACTGGAGTCACCGAGATCACTGCATATGCGAGTGCGCTCGACAGCACGACCCGCAAGCTGACCGTCACCGCGACGATCGCGACGCTCTACGGCACAACCACTATCGAGACCACCCTGTGACGACGACGCTCACCACAGTCGCGCCGACGATCGACGCGAACGGCATCACCGCGCCGACCTACGCGGACATCTATGCGTACTTCCAGGCGAAGTACCAGGCGATCTACGGAACGGACGTCTACATCGATCCGGACAGCCAGGACGGGCAGCTGCTCGCGGTGTTCGCGCAGGCGATCGCGGACGTGAACTCGGTCTGCATCGGCGTCTACAACTCGTTCAGCCCGTCAAAAGCGGTCGGCGCAGGCCTGTCGAGCAACGTGAAGATCAACGGCATCGCTCGGCAAGTCGCGTCGTACTCGACGGCTGACCTGCTGATCATCGGCCAGGCCGGGACGACGATCACGAACGGCATCGCGAAGGACGGCAACAACTATCAGTGGGCGCTCCCGGCGGCGGTCACGATCCCGCCGACCGGCGAGATCACGGTTACAGCGACGTGCACGACGATCGGCGCGATCGCGGCGCTCGCCGGCACGATCGACCAGATCGGCACGCCGACGCGTGGCTGGCAGACCGTATCGAATCCGGCCGACGCAGCGGCAGGGGCGCCGGTCGAGAAAGATCCGGCGCTTCGTCAGCGCCAGTCCGTGTCGACCGCACTTCCATCTCAGACCGTGCTTGACGGGATCGTCGGCGCGGTAGCGAACCTTCCAGGCGTCGCGAAATATGCAGCGTACGAAAACGATACGTCGCTCACCGATGCGAATGGGCTGCTACCGCATTCGATCGCGCTGGTGGTGGAAGGTGGCGACGCATCGTCGATCGCCAATGCAATCGCGGTGAAGAAGACCCCCGGCAGTGGAACCGACGGGACCACCAGCATCGTCGTGGTCAGCAGCAAGGGAATTCCGGTCACGATCAATTTCTACCGTCCGACCGATGCTGGGATCAATGCCGTAGTCACGATCAGCGTTCTGCCTGGCTATACGAACTTCATCGGACAGGCCATGCAGCAAGCCATCTCCGACTACATCAACAGCGTCGCGATCGGCGGTGGTGCAGCGCAGTGCGTTGAATGGGATTCATGTATCACCGCGTCGAAATCCGTTCCGGGATCCAGCACATTCAAGATCAAGAATCTGGTGCTGACGGGGCCGCGCGGCGCCGGCGCGCCGGATGTGGCATTGCTGTTCAATGAGCAGGCGGTGTGCACGCCGTCTCAGGTGACGATCACCACGGGTTGATATGGCTACGCTCGACGACTACTCGCAACTGATCACGTCGGAGCATCAACCGCAGCCGCGCTACATGGCGGTCGTAGCGGCGCTGATGCAGCCGGTTGTCGACCAGATCAACGTGTTGCAGGGCATCCCTGCAGCATTCGATCTGGACGATGCCGTCGGCGTGCAGCTCGATGTTCTCGGTCAGTGGATCGGCCGGAGTCGCGAGGTTGCCACGCCGCTGACGGGCGTCTACTTCTCACTCGACGTCGATGGCCTCGGATTCGATCAGGGGGTGTGGAAAGGCCCGTACGATCCCGATACCGGTCTCACATCGCTCGACGACGAAACGTATCTCGCCGTTCTGCGCACGAAGATCGCGGCCAATCACTGGGATGGGACGCCGGCGGCCGCGCAGGCGATCTTGGATGCACTGGCACCGCCCGGATCACTCGTTTTCATCCAGGACAACTGCGACATGTCGATCACGATCGGCATCGCAGGTGCGCAACCGACTGCGCTCTACATCGCGCTGTTGAACAACGGGCTGTTGTCGATCAAGCCAGAGGCCGTGCACGTCAACTACGTCGTGACTTCGGTACAGGGCACTCCGTTATTCGGCTTCGACGTCAGCAACGAGCTCATCGCGGGCTTCGATTCAGGTTCATGGGGTGTATCTGCCCTCGCTCTTCCCAACGAGCTTGACTACACGTTCGCGCTCGACAGTTCAGTCCTCGCTTAACCATCTTCCTTTGCCGTCGATTCTCGCGCGGCGGCGTTACATATCCCGGAGTTCGAATGTCAGTCGAAAACGACTTCCTTGCCTTCGCGGTCGGGGCGGGCGCAAACGTCCTGTCACAGGCTGCATATGCCTCCATGACGGCCCTCGGGACAGGCTTTCAAGCCGGGACCGCTCAGTCCGCTGCGTTGAACAAGGTATGGCGGCAGAGCAGCATCATGTCGGCGGTGCTCGCGCAGTTCATCGTCGCCCGAACCGGTCAGCCAGCGATCGACGACGGTACGACTGCTACGTTGCTGAACAACCTGCTTGCCTCGACGGCACCCGCCGCGGGTAACGCAGGTCAACTCTTTGCGGTGGCGACGCCATCGAACGGAGACTCGAGCAGCAATGCCGCATCGACAGCGTTCGTTTGGGGAGAGCTGGGGAACTACGGGAGTTTCTTCCCATTCAATGCAGTGTCCCAACAGCTGGCGGCGTCGCAGTCCGGCGACCTGATCTATTTCTTCGGGACGAACGCCGGCGTCGTGACGCTTCCCCAGGGAGCATCGATTCATGCGCCGAGTGCGCGCTTCGTGATCTACAACGGTAGCCTCGCGAATCTTACCGTGAGTGCTTTTTCAGGGGATGTCTGGCAGAACTGGGCTCGAGCTAGCGAGGTTATCGGCCCGGGTGATTCGATCGAGGTCGCCTGGTCGAACGGCCAATTCTTCAACGTCGTCGGCGGGACTGCTGCTCTCAAACGCTCGTCGCTTTTTGCGGCCAACGGTAGCCCGAATGGCTGGGAGAAGCTCCCGAGCGGAATGATCCGTCAGTGGGGCGTCGTGACGGTAACGAATGCCTCGGAGACCGGAAATACTTTCAACTTCCCGATCGCGTTCCCGAATGCGTGCTTCGTTTTGAACGGCAATGACAACGGTACGCCGGCGACCGGCGGTAACGGCGGGAAAACGATCGGGATCGGCGCAAACAGCAATAGTCAGTTTTCAGTGAACGCGCTGTTGAACAATGTGTGGCAATCCGGTGTCATCGTGGGTTGGCAGGCGGTTGGTTGGTAACCGGGAGAAACTTGTATGGAACAGAAATTGTCGGGCCAGAAATATGCGGCATATGAAGCGGATCCCGGCCCGATCACCGGGTTCTACGACAGCATCATCAGCCCCGTTCCGACCGGTGTCAGCGCGATTGCGATTACCGATGATGAATGGCAACAGGCCGTGGAAACACACGGCTATACCGTATCGAATGGCGCGCTCGTAGCACCTGCCGCACCGACGACTGCTCAGCTGCTCGCGCAGGCACAGACGACGCAGAATGCGGTCCTTTATGCGGCGTGTTCTGGCACGATCACTTCTGGTTTTTCGTCAGCCGCGCTCGGGTCCGCCTGCAACTACCCGAGCACGCTCGTAGACCAGGCGAACCAGAACACCGTGGCAGCCTGCCAGTCCGGAGGAATGCTTTGGTGCGAGACTGCCGGAACGTGGTCGTTTAAGGCACACACGCAGGCACAGGCGCAGGGCGTTGTCTCGAGCTTTGCTGCGTGGCTCAACAGGTGCCAGCAGCAGCTTGCTGCGTTGACCGAACAGGTGAACGCGGAAACCACCATTCAAGCAGTTCAGGGCATCGTTTGGGTGGCACCGAGCGGATCGTAACGAGGAGCGTAACTAGCATGAAAATTTTCTGCGCGAGGCTTCGCAGCATCACGGGTTTCTTGATTGCGGCGGCCGTGCTCGATCCGGCGTATGCGCAGTTTGTTCCCGGACAAGTTCTCACGGCCACCCAACTCAATAGCGCGCTTCAGAATGCGGCGATTCAGGGAGGGGCGATCAACGGTGCGACGATTGGCAGTTCGCGTCCGAGCTCGGGCGCGTTCACGTCGCTCGCTGCGTCGACGTCTAATCCGTCGCTTCTTTTCAACTTTGGAGGGGCAGGCGAAAGCGATCGTGCGTTGCAGGCAATTCTTCAGGAACAGAAAATATCGGTGATCGCGTTCGGTGCAGATCCGACCGGCACACGGCCGAGCGCGACGGCGATTCAGAATGCGATCAACTACGCGTGCGCATCGCCGTCGCAGAAGACGGTATATGAGCCGCCCGGCACTTACCTCTGGGACCATAGCGTTACGATCAACTGCCCCGCGGTGAAATTGATTGGCGCGGGGGGCGGCGGATATAACGACAATGCTCCCACCATCAACGCTACGACCATCAATCGTTGGGTCGGCGCGCAAGGTGGAACGGCTCTCAAGATCATGCCGGCGGCTGATCAGAAAGTCGAAGACAACAGTGTCATGGGGATATTTTGGGACGGCAACAATTCCCTCGGCGGCATAGCGGTGAATTTGGTTTCAGCGCGATACGGCACCTACGATATTCGCGCCGCTCACTGGTCAACTGCGTTTGTCCAGACTGATATTTCGGCTGCTGCTACCGAGAACTCCGACGTCACCGGGAACATTTTCTACAACATTTCCGGGTATCAAACGCTTCCGACTGATGGGTCGGTGCTCATCACGAACAGCGCCTACAACCACAATGCCTGCTGGAATCATTTCTTCCTGATTCAAGCCGTTTACTTCAATTCGCCCGGTGTCGTATTGAACGGCGACGACAGTGAGCGGTTCGATGTCATCAATCTCTACAACGCGGATAACGGCACTGCGAAGGGTCTCGTGCTCAACGGCTCGAATACGTCGCCGTATGCCAATACGCGTCACAACACGTTCTATCTGGTTGGCACAGGAGGCGGCCAACGCGGCAATCAAGGGGGCGTGTATTCGCAGGGGCTTGATGCGTCCGGGAACCCGCTCGCATATCCGGCAACAGGGAACAATATCGTCTGGTACGACGCCGAGAACTCACAGGCGATGCCGACAATCGATCCCGGATCGTCGCTCTGGTGGAGCGAGGACAATGCGCCGGCCGGGATGAGGCAGTTCTATTACAC